CTTGTGATTTGTAATGCCAGGGATATTAGACAAGCGGAAACAGATGCTATCCGAAATAAACACGTCTTTCGCATTAGCAAGGAGGCAATCCTGTGCAGCAGTCGGAGTCTGGTCCGTCCGAGCAATAAACTTGAAATTACGGGTCACGACCCTATCAATGGCAGGTGTCCGCTTTCGGGGAACCTTCATTGACTTCATGCCCTTGCGGGATGAACGTCGTCGCTTGCTTGTCTTGTATTTCAATCGGTATGCCATCGTATTCTATTTCCATAGGACGCATGTCTTTAACGCATTTCGCAAACGAGTTTTTATGGTGTACAACCTTGTCTATGCGACGTAGTAAATGACCAATACCGTTGTTGACGCTCGTTGCCTGCCACTCATAACAGAGGTGGGGTGGCTTATTCGCAGATATCACGATTATCTCGGCGAGTATCTGACGAGAGCCGTATAACATACGTACGACACACGGTTCGTGGAGCAACTGTAGCATGAATTTGTAGGAATATGCAGTATCCTCGAATTCATCGAGGAAGACGCCCTTCTGCGCATCATAACCTTCCCAGTGGTGTTCGTCTAACCGTTGTTGATGTAGCGTCCGGTCATGCAAATACATATCACGCTGAGCGAATATTGAAAGTGCATGGCTTGTCTTACCGCACATGGTGTCTCCCCAGAGCCACACGACATACGGGGGTTTGCTGCGGGGGACCTCGTAGATGCTGAGCAAGTCTCGGTATAGTTTCAGGGCTTGTTGTCCACGGCAACGTTCTCCGAACTCACGCAGGCTCATGCCTGTCTTTACCATGTCTCTTGCGAACTCCATGTCGGTGCGTTTACCTTGTTCCTTTGGGTCGTCTTCAGGTGGGCGTACACCCACTTCCGTCCAAATGAGATTCAGCGGCTTGTATTTCGGGGGCTTCCCGAACGTACCTTCGCCTTGGGTATAGTGAATAGAAGCCTCAACGGACCCCTTGCGACGCTCGAGATGTATCGGCTTCCACTTTGCTTGCTTGCCCTTCTTGATAACAGCGGGGTCGTCCTTCCTATTGATAAGGTCGGAGACTTCTGCACGAGTCTGCTCATGAGAAAGGGATAGGAACCCTTGCAGATGAGCACGACCAGTTTCAGGGCAAACTTCATCTCCCCAGCATATATACTGTACTGGTAAACCTTTAAGCCATTCGGCATCGAGGTTGAAGTCGGTGAAGCACCAATCACGGTAGGTGGCATCTTTAGAGGCCGGCATTTTACTAGGAAACGGTTGTCTTTAACGCACTTATCGCTACGTGTGTTCGCCGGGCGGCTAAAGCCGCCCTGGCGACACACTCGCCTATTGATAAAAGTGCTAAAAACTCGTGAAAAAAAGTCGCGGGGGGTAATACTACACCCCCGCTTAGAAAAAGGGCAAAAAAAAAAGGCTTTCGGGAAGACAGCTGTTCTCCAATGGTGGAGAACAGCAGTCTTCCCTGCCCAAAAGCCAAAAAAAATATTTCTATTTTAGTTTTTTAGCCGGATAAAATTAGGTTTGTCCCGTAATCGGGATGAGAACGGTTCCACCGCCAGCCGATTGAGTGTAATTCGAATCGACCAAACCTTTAAATGAGATTTTAGCAGTCACAATAACCTTGTATAGAAATTCGTTCTGGTCGCTTGACGTAGAACTAATCGCCCATTTCAAACCGTAAAATAGAATGTTATCGTCCTTCAGACTATACCACTTCTTCTTCTCCACTTTCCAGCCTGTCGTGGCGGGAAACACCTGGGTACTCTGCGATGCCCTTGTTGTTTGCACTGGAGTGAGTGTGTTGGGAACCCACTTAATCGTCAGGCCACGAGTCATTTTACAGTGTTTAGCACAATCTATCAGTGCGGAATTCTCAGTCTCCCATCCTGCAACGTCAGATACTTGTTCGTTTCCATACACACGACCGACATAAAAACGAGGGACGGACTTCGAAATGTTAGAGGCAGACGTTCCCGTATCGGTGTCATCGACCACCATCGTTACCGTCATAGGCATGAACCGCACAGTTATTTTATCAAAGCGAAAGTGGCTGTATATCGCCTTGTGATTTGTAATGCCAGGGATATTAGACAAGCGGAAACAGATGCTATCCGAAATAAACACGTCTTTCGCATTAGCAAGGAGGCAATCCTGTGCAGCAGTCGGAGTCTGGTCCGTCCG